GGTGTCTGGGCTGCGGGTGTGGTGCTGGTATGGCTGCACGGTGTCGAAGTACGATCCTTCGCGCTCAGAGAAGCGGTCCTGTCCGTTGAGCTGCAGTTTGGCTGTGACCACGGGGTTCTGTCCCCAGCAGTGCAGGTTGAGAGCTGTCTCAGCAAGCACGAAAGCGCCAGCGTCCGAGACGGCAGAGTCTGTGATCGGACTGATCGGGAACGGCACGGAAAGGGCTGGAACGGTACAGTCGAACTGGGGGTCAATTTTCCCCCATTGGGCAAAAGTTGTGAGGCCATCCGCGCCCGGGTCTTGGAAGAGACCGTCAGCGGTGATGAACGAGTTGTTGGCGCCGAGCGCGTTCACCCCCGCCCCGCCCGTAACCTGGCTAAACCCTGAGAATGATCCAATGTGGTTGATCAGGGCGTCGATGGCGTCGGTGTAGTTGAAAGGCTGAGCACCAAGGGCTCTGTTCAGCACGGTGTTCTTGAGGAACGAAGAGCAGTAGTCGACGTTCTTGTCTGGCTGGACAACGAAGACAAGCTCTTTGCACGGGTGGTTGAAATTGAGCTTGATCTTGTTCGAGGACGAACCTACGGACTCGTCACCAGTGAACTGGAGCTGCTCAATGAGGTATTCGTGCGGGTTCTGCGCCATGCGTCTGCGCTCATCGGTATCAAGGAAGACGTAGTCGACGTAGAGCGAGGCAGCGACCAGGGATTTCTGGTAAGCCACGGCGTCTTTGACCGACTGTCCGTCAGCGATCGGTGGGCCTGTGGGGTCCTCGGCGGCGGTGGGTGCTTCAGTCAGGTTGGTCACAGCGAACAGAACTTCGTCGGAAGGACGGAGCTCAAGATTGATGCGCACCTCGTGGTACTGCAGGGCAATCAGTGGCAGGGCAAGTCCTGGGTTACGGCAAAACCAGAACTGCAGTGGGATGTAAAGTGTGGTCTCTGGAAGCGCGTTACGTGGCGCGCACACGGCCGCTGGGACATCAACGCCAGCACAGGCAGAGTCGACGTCAGCGAACGATGGGTCAGTCAGGTATGTCAGCTGCATGGTCTGTCCAACCATCTTGTTGTAACCACGCTCCTGCTCGGCGGTCAGGCACAGCTGGTTCCAGATGTGCATCCAGTCACCGTACTGGCGGTCGATGCGCTGTCCTCCGATCTCAACCTCAACCATCGAAATCAGCTGCTCACCTGGGTAGTCCAACCAGCGAGCGTAGGTCTTGTCACAAACACCTGGGTTGCAGCAGCCATCCTGGCCGATCTCGGGAAGTGTTACCTGAAGGTATGTGCGGTAGGCAAGGTCACCATTTCTGGAGATCGTGCACTGCACACGGCGACCGAAGTCAGCCTGTCCGTTGAACGTCTGTTCAATGGACTCCATAGCAAAGTTGGTGTGTCTGCGGTATGTAACCTTCCAGAAAGTGATCTGTGGGTTACCTGTAAGGTAGACGTCTTGAGCGCCATACGCAACGAGCTGCATTAATCCTCCTCCCATGTTATAATATTGCTAAAGAAAAAAAAATTTGTCGGTTACCCTTTTTTTCAGCCGTTTCCGCATACCGCTGCTTTAGTATCAAAATTGCTTACGATGAACCGCCTCAAATACTCTTCGGAGTACACCTCTCGTTTGCCTTCATGATTTTTTGTAAAAATATACAAATTTTTTCTTTTTTTAATGGTCCATCCGTTTTCGAGAGCATTAAATATGAATCCCATCTTTTGTATTTTCACTGTATCTACTTCAGAATTGTTTATGTCTGAGACATTGATGTCCATTAGAGTGTCGAGAGAAAATGGATGGATAAATTAAACACGTGTTTCAATCCGCTCAATATGCATAAAAAAAAATACTCTTTTACCGATTAAATATTAAATACTATTCATGAGAACCGTACACATGCCTAATTTTAAACCCAAAGCCAATAAAAAGATAGCAATTACGAAAAAACCCACAGTGACTCTCGATGGGAAGCACAACGAGCTAATGCAGCAGTTTACTAAGGAAGAGACGGAAATTCTGCCTAAATTAATTGACCAAAAGCGATTGTTGATAGCACAACATACAAGCAATGATCTGACTATAGACAAAAGGCTAGAAATTGGTGACGAAATCCGGGTGGTGAAGAAAAGAATCAAGGAAATTAAAACAAAGAAAAAAGCGTATCTGTTGAGCAACTCTCAATATATATTCGATTATTTTGAGAAGAAAAAAGATCTATCCGAAGGTAACAGCAGAACTCGCATACTTCATTCATTTTTCACAAGAGGATCAGCAAAGAAAGACGAAGGACGCGACGAGGTTAATATCATACAGCAGTATCTAAGCAATATCGATGAGACTTTTATCGACGTTAGTAGATATATACAAGACCATGACGTGTGCGAAAAGTGTAGCGGGGAGCTCATTCCCATATCACACGAAGGGGTGATGGTCTGCAACGGTTGCTCAACACAAAAGGAATTCCTTGTTGAGCACGAAAAACCGTCATACAAAGAACCTCCTAAGGAAGTGTGCTTTTATGCCTATAAGCGGATCAATCACTTTCGAGAGATCCTTGCCCAGTTCCAAGCCAAAGAGACAACACAAATACCGCCTGATGTGATAACAAATATCAAAACTCAGATTCGCAAAGAACGGCTGAGTTTGTCTAAATTAACGAATAGAAAAGCTAAGGACATATTGAAAAAACTTGGGTATAATAAGTACTATGAGCATATTCCGTTCATAAAAGATAAGCTTGGAATCAAGCCGCCAGTTATGAGTCCCGAATTAGAGGAGACTCTGTGTAGTCTTTTCATGGACATACAAAAACCTTACGCCAAGCATTGTCCTGACGACCGTGTAAATTTTCTGAACTATTATTATGTGCTGTACAAGATGTGCGAGCTGCTCGGAGAGACGCAGTTTTTGCCTTTTTTCCCGATGCTGAAGGATCCTGTAAAACGTATAGAGCAGGATGAAATATGGAAGAAAATCTGCTGTGAATTGCATTGGGAATTCGTTCCGACGTTATTCTATCTTATTTGTAGTTATTTACACGTGCGGGAATCCAACCAGGTTCGCGCCTACACCGAATCCAGCTCCAGATCTGGCGGATACGGCCATGCTTGGGACGTAGGTATCAAGGATACTGAATGTGGCCGCGGCTGTGAGGGCGATAAGACATACCTCATCCAGGTTGAGCGAGCGTTTCGGGATTGCGTACGCAGCGAGCGCAACCATGACGCCTTCTACGAAATATTTCACGACGCGTCTTACGAGTTCACCTAAGTCTAAAACGTTGCCTAATTCTCCGAGGGACATTATATAATTCGTTAAGAAAAAAATATTATATAACAGAAAAAAACTTAAAACAAGATAGACTATAATTTCATAGATGTCTAAAGAGTGTAGTTTCCCGCGGAAGGTCGGTCACGACGGATCAGAGAATCCTAAATATGTAGATTTACTTGAGGAGGACAGGCCTGTGGCTGGACAAAAGTTTGTGTGCGTATCTTTCGTATCTCCCGAGAACACAATAAAACAGAAAGAGGTATTCTACTTCGAACAATTCCTAAAACATTGGGATTTCACTAAATCAACACAAAAGTTCACCAAGTTCCTGCATTTCCTCGCATACAAGTACAATATCGACTTCGACAGTTTAACTGCTGATCTCAGTGAGTTTATGAAGAGCGAGAAAAAGACGGTGGCTGAGACTACAATTGAAGATGACTATAAGAACTTTGTAGATGCTAAAAGCGAGGATCTAGAGGAGACATTTTCCAATACTCATAATTTCACGACTAGTGTGAGGGGAATAAAGGTTCGTGGCTCTTATCCCACGCAAGCAGAGGCTGAGTTGAGGTGTCGGATGATTCGCGAGGTCGACCCGCACCATAATGTATTTGTAGGGCCAGTGGGCCTATGGATGCCTTGGGAGCCGGAGGCCTACAAAACGGGAAGAGTTGAGTACCTGGAAGAGGAGCTCAATGAGCTGATGCACGAAAAGGCAAAGAACGAGAAAAAGGCGAGGGCGCAGTTTGATAAACGCGTTGCGGAATCAAAAAGACGCGCCATTGAAGAAAACGTTAAGATAGCCAAGGAAAGCGGGAACAAACTAACTCAGACTCTTAACTCGGCAGGTGAACTGGTAGGCGTCAAAAACACCAGCACCATTGAGTCCAATCTTGGAGACGGGGGAAACGTAAGTGTGGCCGATATCCGACAGGAGCTGTTCGAAGGACAGCATGTCAGGACTAAGGCAGGTGACAAGCAACTAGAACTTGAAATTTCAGAGAAAACAGAGGAGGAAACGGGCAAAGAAGACAGCACGGACGGCGGCAATGGTGCGACTACCAAAACCGAATCTGATCCTTCTGAGGAAAATTGAGCCCCACACAGATTATTATAATAACACGCTAATATAATGAATCAAAGCCAGCATTTTGGAGATGATTTCACCCCAAAAGACGTCAAACCTGTTCTCCATGGTTGTAGCACAGACGTACCAGATAAACCATTGCGAAACGCAACAACTGCAGCACCAGTAGGCGGAGACCGCAAGCGTGCGAAAAACGTAAAAAAAAGCACCAAGAAAGCGCGTTGCTCACACCACGGTTGCCGCAAGAAATTGCGCTTGACGGACATAGAATGTCGCTGCGAGAAACGGTTCTGCTCGGGACATCGCCTTCCAGAGCAACACA